CCAACTCGCATCTGTTCCGTCTGTGGTTAGAAATTTGCCACTATTACCTGTCTGGTCTGGTAATGCGTCTACCGATGCCCAAGACGCATCTGTGCCGTCAGTAGTTAAGAATTCTCCGCTGTGGCCTGTCTGGTCGGGAAGACCGGAACCACCACCGCCACCTTCGCCTGCTAATGTTGCTACACAAGGAATATCACGATAAACATTACCATCGCCATCTTCCAATGTAGCCATATTGTTATTTACTTCTACGATTGTAAAGTTACCAGATGTAAGATTTACACGAGATGGAACTGTGATAGTATTCACACCATCAGATAGCGTAGTAGTGCTATTATTTTGAGATATTATTGTGTAAGCCACTTCTTTCTCCTTTCTTGTTTTTATTTTACTATATTTTAATTCCTTTTTTCAATACTTTTTTATAATGCCACACCGCAAATTTTCCACATAAACCCTTTTGCACCACTTGTGCTTGTCATACTGTCTGCGTGCAAATTCATTCCTACTCTGGTTTGAGTCAACACACTAGATTCTGCCCCATCATTTGCAACACTGGAACAGACCGAGAACGTGACGGTGTATTCTTCATCTTGCATCTCAACAGGGAATAATATTGTGGCATCAACAGAACTGGTTGCTGTCTGTGTTGTTTTACCACCTTGCTCAACCCAACCAGATTTATACTTTCTATACCAAGTATAGTTATTCTGTGCTGTCGGCAGTTGGCTTTCTACTACATAATCCGCACCTGCGATTGCTGACGTATTTGCTGCAACCTGTGCCGTGATGTTTGTGCATGTTTCCACTGCTTCGTCTGTTGCGCTAATTGCTAACTGAACCATCGCACGATACCGAACCGCATTTGGTTGAACTGTTGTTGCTGTGTCGTCATATACCCCCGAAGCACGTGAAGCATCCGCACCAATTTGTTCATACGTTAAATCGTTCCCACTGCTTCCGTGTCTTTCAGTGGTGCCAGTCTTATAGAAAATCCCCGCAGGTTGTACATTATTACTGCATGCAACTGGCCCAAGGACACCTTTCAAATTAGGTATCTTCGGGGATAAATAATCCCCAATCTGCACCGCCGTTCCAGTTTCAATGAATATGTCGGTCAAACTTGGCACGCGGAATGTCGTTGTGCCTATGCCGTCCCAACCAAACACGCCAACCGAACCTTGTGTATTTAATAAGGTTTGATAGGTAGCAAGAGAAACATACGGTATCTTGTTTAATGCCAACAGATTTCCGATACTTGCCGCACCATCAAAATCTGCTGTGCTATATGTTCCGCCGTTACACTCTACTGCACCGTTCATAGCGGAATCTTTACGCATTGTAAAGAATATATCCCCGATATTTCTTGCACCACCGATTGTTGCTTTAACAAAACCTACATTTGCGATATTGTCGTCTGTTGGTACTAATGGCATATCAACCGTAGAATCCCCCGTGATTTCAATAGAATCAAACGAAACTATCTGTGGGTATGGTGTAAATTCTTTTGATGTATGATTCCAAAGGATTCTTCCACCCTGTTGCCCGTCTTGTTCTGCAATATCCCAAATCTTGCTTGTGATTGGCACATAACCATCATAATCTGCTGGCGGTGTAATTGTCTGGTCTTGCACCCACGCACCGCTGACACGGTTGTAGGTCACGATTATCGGGTTGCCTTGCCCGTCAACCTGTGAGAAGTCCGCATAATTCGTGCCGTCTTCTGCACTTGGTGCCACGGTTTCAGAATACATTTTTGCATACCAGAACCCTTGTGCTGTAATCATACGACCAGAGTTTGCCGCCAAATCTATCTTTTCTTCCAATTCAGTTTGTTCTGCTTGGGTAATACCAAGGTTTTCATCTGTAATTGGAGTGGCAAAATCCCCGTCTTTACTGGCTTTTTCTAACTGCAACGCTGTAATATCTGCCATAATATCTGCTTCATTTTCCAAGAAAGTACGAGCAACCGTTATATAATATGGCTTTTCTGTTTTGGCAACAATCTTTAAGTACGCAAGTTTAGAACCTTCCACGATGCACTGAATAATATCCCCAACTTCTGGCGAATCTTGGTTTTTAAGGTTCATACGTGGCTGGAAATAATGTTCAGACAAACAATCTTCAAGTGTATCCAAAGTAGAATACAACCATAGATTGCAACTTGCCTTAAAAAGTTGAAATTTTGAACAGATTACAAAGTTTTTTGCTTCAAACGCCATTTTTCTTTCTCCTTTTATTGAACTTCATCGTACTCTATTGTTGCAGTTAAACTCTTTACCAAGAACGGTGCGATTGCTGTAAACCCATAGAACTTTTCACGTGTTGGATTATCAAATGCTCTGCGCCAAATCATGGTTCCGTTCTCATTGTAAATATCTAATGGTGCTTCAACCACAAATGGTTCGTGGATTTCTGTTGTTTCAATAGAACGGGTCAGATTAAAGAACTTTCCGAAATCTTGTGTTTCTATTATTCCTAAATCCGTATGCGCCCAATTCCAAAACTCTTGTGGTTTAATAACTGCGGAAATCTTAACAATTCTCTTATTTATTTCTCTGGTTGCCATACCTACACCGATTTCAACACTGCGCCAATCATATTGACGGAAGAACCCAGCAACAAACAAGAATGGGTCATTATCATCGCCAAAACTTATTGTCGTTGTACCATCGCCATTATCTGTAATATCAGTGGGTTCTAAAATATCATATCCTGTACCAGTTGTAATTAACCCACGGAAATATATACCGTCTTGTCCGATGAATTGTGCAATATCTGTTGGTAAAGTTAATCCACACGGGAAATTAAAGAACTCTGACCGTGCGAATCTTACTAAATACACCTTGTATTCTGCTGGGTTATTCACATCTGTTATGTTGATTTCTGCCCACAAACTCCAACCTGCACAGAATAATCTAACTATTTCTAGTTTCTTTTGACCGATTATTTCCAAGTTATAACCGTTCATCTTAAACACACCAACCAAACCAGAATTGGTATCTATCACCGAACCAAACAAAGAACCATCTTCGTTTAATCCAACCAATAAATTCCCTTCGTTGTTGTATCTATTCTTTAAGTAAACCAACTGCTTACAGTTATGAATCATACCTTCGGTCTGGCTACTTAATGAAATCGGTTGGTATCTGTCTTTTAACAAACTGAATTGCGTACCATAGATAGCGTTTTTATCTGCTGACACATAGGTAGTAACACCGCCACAATCACAAATTGGAGTTCCTTTTGCCACACCTACTTCGCTACGCAAATCAAATCCATTCAACGAACCTGTTGGTGTTAAATTGGCTAAACTCATGGCATATTCGCCGTTTGTACATGCTATACGTAATTCGTTATTAGAAACCACAAAATCAACAATTCTACAAAAATCTTTACTTGCTATTGACGTGGTAAACGCATCTGATTCTGTGGCTGATTCTGGGTCAAAATCGTTAATAACACCAATACGTGATGCACATACTAAATTCCCATAATAATCATTACCACCAAAAACAAGACGTTGATTGGTATAAATTACTGAATCGGGATAACTCGGTGTACCTGTTGGACTTGCCGTATCTCCAAATGGGTTAATATAACCAAATACCCATCTTGCAGAATCCCCTGTATAAGAAACCATACCGCCACTGATTACAGAGTTCCATGGTATTTTAATTGTAGTATCAGACGCATTTAATACGGTCATCGGACTTAACACATATGCAGTTAAAGACGTTGCTGATTCAACTGACCGAACTTGCACTGCACCACCGTTTCCGGGGGATTGTATAACCTGCCCAACTAAACTTTGAGTGAAACCTGTTCCAGTTATAGTAACGAACTTACTAACCGTAATAGATGTTTGGTCTGTAATCTGATAGTTACCAGACGTTGGAACTGTAAAGTCACTTGGAGTTTCTATTTTATTTCCACGGATAAATATATTCTTAAATACGTTAGTAAAATAATCTTCCTTCACTGTTAAAACAGGGCTTGCCCAACCATTTGTTCCTTCTGTAATATTAAGCAAGATTGGTTTAGTGAACTGGTCGTATAAAACTATATTATACCCAAACTGATATGCTTTTGTTGGCACTTCCCCCGTGATAACTGTATTCGCAATAGGTGTAGAAAGGTCTGTTTGTATTGTATTATCTTCCTTGCTCAACGGAGAATAGATTGCAATCTTTTTGGTTGTACCTTGGTTTGTGTCTAAACTTTCTGTTCTGTAATATTTTAGGCCATCAAACACTAATTCCGTTGACGTGCCTGAATATGCTCTCCCAATATATTCCAAACTTGTGTTATAAACGCCATCAGATGACGTTGGTGTTGTTACTTTCGTATAAACGGTTATTCTAGATGAAACACTCACGATAGATGTAGAATATATACTTATTCCACCACTAGAACCAGAAACATGTGCAATTATGGTATCTCCAACCGATGGGTTTAATGAAGTTGTATAAACCCAATCAACAGTAATATAACGAGTTGTATATCCTGCTGATGCGGATAAATTTCTTTCTTTAATCTTTATTGTTGTATTAAAGTTCCAGCCATAATAATTAACACCACCACTTGTATAATCTCTACCCGGCGCACGATTACAAGTTTTTGTAACCTTTTTGGTAATATGATAATTGGATGTTCTAGCGGTAACAGAAACATCTATAAATGGTGTTGCTAACCATCCATAATAATCTATTGTTCCTGCTGAATAATCAACGGCAACTGGGATAACTAAATCTGTTCCAGTATCAAAAAGGGTTAATAATCTAACTGCTGTATTTGTAACCCCATTTGATGCTACCTTAATAGATGGTGCGTTTTCTAACTGTCCATAACGGTTTATATAAGTATTATCGTAAACTGTGCCGCAAGCATTTTGCAGACCCATATCAACACGTTCGGAAAGCAGGTCAGAAACCTGCCCACGATTGAACTTAATCTGCTTTATGCTTGTTGCTTTCATTCTACTTCCTTTTCAACAATAGATTTTGCCTGATAATATCTTAACGCTAACCCAACGTATGCATCTATCATTCCCTGCCAATGTGCCAATTCCTTGTTATCATCGGTCTTGGCAGGGCTAGTGGACACCAAACTCCATAATTTAGTAATCAAGTCGTTAATACAACCTTCATACTGGCGAACAATCTCACGTGCGTTCGCTATGTCTTCTGGTGGCAAAGATTGTGCGTTTTTTACGCCATTCAATGCCGTTTCTGCTTGTGCCAACCAATCTGATATTATGTTTTCGTTCATAACGTTACTTCTTGGTTGATTTCTTGGGCTTTGGCTGCGTTGTCAAGTTCTTGCCCTTGGGCTTTGGCTTGTTGTTCTTGTGCTTGGCTTTGAGCCATTTGCACTTGCATTTGTTCCAAAGATTCAAGATTTTCTGATATAGTTTCTTCATCATTTGCCCATCCTGTTGGCATACGCATCGCTTCATTAACACCTGCGAACACTCTCGGTAAGTTAAGAGCCATCTTGGCTAAATTACCGGTCTGGTCTAGGTTGTAGTAGAAGGTAAGCGCACTGCTTGCTTTTTGTAAGGTTGCATTGTCTTGTGGTTGCAACCCGTTGATTTCAATGTCAATGTACTCTTTATATTCATCCCATGTGATGACTTTGTTATCAATGACACCGTTTCTAAATAATTCAAATACTGTGGCATCTACAACCCATTTATAAAATTCCATAGCCCGATGGAACAAGAATATTTCGGCTCTGTTCATTAACGCCGTACGGGCTTCAATTTCGGTTGCTGATGCGTTTTTCCCAACTCCAAGCAGAGTGTTATCACTCATGCCCTTTTGTATCTCTAATTTCTTACCTGACAGCCAATCTATAACCATGTTTGGCATATCGCCCGGTGTTAATGGGGCAATCTGTGCATCTCTTGGCTTTACGTTTATTGAATTTGGTGCAATTCTTAACGTTCTTGGGTCTAATGCTGCATGGTTGTCTGCTACCCACGCAGGAACTGCACGCATTGCAAACCCATACGTTGTTAAAAATTCTGTCCGGTTCATTGTCAAAAGTTCGGCCAAAACCATAACCGCTTGCCCTACTGCATACGGCGAACCGGACTTTTTCAGCCAAGGCAACGAAAAGAAAGGTGGAACTTCATAACCTTTACGTTCTAACAAAATAGAATCGTCTGTTTTTACTATGTAATCCCACAAATTAGTTTCGTAGTTATAAACCATACACTCGGTAATGGTAAACTTTTGTTTGTCCATCTTATCTTTTTCAATATCAACGTCATCTATACGTTTAATACCGATAAGTTCAGGCCAAGTATTTATAATTTCATCCACAGGCATACCGACTTTTTTACGATAAAACTCTCTTAAAGTATTATCTGTGGAATCTGCTAATGCGATTTGATTTAATGGGATAGAAAGGAATTTCATACCTTCTTTTGTATCCCAGTAATACTGAACTGGTGCTTCCCCTAACAAAAGATTACAAACAAGGTTTTCTGCTGTTTTGTTTATGTTAGAATCTATAAGGACTTGGTTAATTGTATCGGAAAGAACATTAAGAAAGGATTTCATTTCAGGTATATTGTCCGAATCAATACCGACACTACCCTTGATTTTAAGTTGGATCTTTTGTTTTTCGGTTAACTGGAAATATCTCAACGCAAAGGACATGAACTCTTTTGCTGAAAGAACCCCGACATTTGTGTATAATTGTTTAAGGTTCATTACGGTTTTGGCATTACCAACATCGCCCCGTGGCAAAAAGAACGAATCGTAGTTGGGCATTGTCATTTGAGTAGCCAACTGATATACACGATACATTTGAGTAGCATTAGAAAACGCCGTTGCCGCTTTATCGTTTAATTTAATTAAGTATTCATCTTGTCTATTCATAGGTAAACCCCATTATGTTTCCGCCAGTTTGATTTGCTAATGCTTGTGCCGCCGCCGCAGTTGAACCAGAAGAACCAAATTTTGCTAAATTACTAGCATTTTTTTCTGGTGCTTCCATTATAGAACGCAACTGTTGGGCATCTTTATGAGAAATCTTTGTACCAACATTAACTCCCGAAAGAACAGGTGCTGACATTGCCATTAGTAAATCGCCCCCATTGCGCCGCTTTGTTGTTGTAAAACACTTTGAACGTTTGAATACAGTTCCGCATTATCTGCCCGTGTTTTCTTTAATAATATACTTGCTTGCTGTCTTTGTTCTTCACGTAATTTTTCTTGTTGTTTGCGTTGTGTTGATAAACTACCTGCTGCACCAAACAAACCGCCCATTAAAGAACCACCGAGTGCGCCACCCATTGGGCCGCCAAAATACCACCCCACAGCCGTACCTAAAATAGTACCAAACATGGATAAAGATTCTTCACTATTCATCTTACTCTCCAATTTATTGCCGAACCCCCAAAACTGGGGGAACGGTAATAAATCTTACGAAATTTCGGACATCTGTGTCGCAGACAACACGCCGTCAGATTCTGTAATAATATAGAATCCATAAGCATTTGTGCTGTCTATTGCCAACACAACGTCTGTTGCTTTCATACCAGTATCAGGTGTGAAGTAGCCGGATGCTGTGATGTCATCACTTGCCGGAACAATATACTTCCACAATTTACCAGTTGCCAAAGCACCGATTGTACCATCTTCAATAACCCGCAGATTTGTTTTAGTAAATGCCATATCTTACTCCTTTTGGTTAATAAGTTAGGCCGCAACTTTAACGTCAACTGCGAACAAACCGTCTTGGTCGAGAACGCCAATACCACGGTCAAACAATGCACGATGCACGTTGCATTTGTTCGGCATGTCTTCGTAAACTTCAACACGGCGAGAACCTTCGTTTTCAAAGCCAACAACCGCTGCTTTGTGGAAAGCGAAGAAACGAGAAATGTTAGAACTCGGAACTGGCATACCACCTTCTTCCATATCTGGAATTTCGTGCAGTGTAAAGCCCAACCATTTCGCACCGTCAATCGCACCGTCTGTCAAAGGTTTGTTCATAGCGGTCAAGATAGAAACAAATTCACTGTCATCCATCAAGTTCATCAAAGATGCCGCAGAAGCAACAATGTGACGGTCACGTTGTGGGATACCTGCTTGGTTCATAGCACCAGCCAATTCTTTCAAAACTGCACCACTCAAAACTTGGGTATTCAAGTTCCAGTAATGGTTAACAGAATCATAACCTGCATCCATAGCGTCAATAACTGCTTGCGTAATATCACGTGTCACAGCATCTGCAACTGATTCTGCATTATCAGACGCTTGGTCGAAATTGGTTTTCTTTTCTGTCTGCCAATAAATTGGAACAGCGACTTCACGATTGGTGGTCGGAACAACCAAAGTTTTGTATTGTTTAGATTCCAACTGTGTACGTACACCCAAGATGTCATCATGGGCATGAACTTTACCGGACAAGCCAAAGCGGTCATCTTCGCCAACACGGCCTGAACGGAAATCAATAAAGGTCTGTAACGCAGCCACTTTTTCCCCGTATGCACGCTTAAATTCACGTTCAAAATTACGGATATATGTGCTGGTTATTCCACCTGTAACGATAGGCATGTATAATCCTTTTGGTTAATTTAGTTAATTGTGCAAAACAAGTAAAAATAGGGCTGTTTTTTAATCGGGGTTGTAATCAATAATGCCGATACATTATAACAGGGTTTTTATCTGTCGATAATATTTTAACAAAAGTGAAAATTAAAAATCAAGTAAAAAATTGTTATTGCTAATTATAAAGAATTATGTATAGTTTGTAGTAGCATATAAGAAACAAATAGGAAAGAAAATGACATATACTCAATCATTTATGAGAGAATTAGAAATAATCCACGAAAAAGGGTATAGTACTGTCCAAATATGTAAGTTGGCTGGTATATCCCGTAAAACACTGTGGCGAGCCAGAAAAGACGCACGAGAGATAACTATGGTTAACGCAGATAAAATCATAAACGCCATACGCAAAATCCCAAATTTACCGTTTGAATTTAAGAAAAAACCCTAGAACCTGACTTCTAGGGCGGAGAAACAATGAAAGTTAATCATTGGTTTGCCCAAATACTATACATAATAATTATTTTTATTACAAGAAAAAAATTTTACAAAAAGCACTTGACATTGTGTTGCATGTGTGCTACATTATATATCAGAAACAAGAACCGAAAGCCAAATAATGTTCCCAGCATATCTTTCAAAGTTCCTTGTTTCTAGGAAATTCTCTTTCCTTCCCTCCTGTATGTTGGGAACGCCAAAATGGAGTAAAAAACATGTTAGAACAAATAATAAAAAACGAAATCAAGACCGAAATAGGTCACGAACCAAGTGAAAAAGAACTTCAAGTGTTCATGGAATACATCGAAGGAACTTTTTCAGACATGGAAAAAGACGGCAAAAGGATGAACGTTACTGACCTTGAAGTAGCAATTCATGATTGTTGCAAGGATTGTTTTGCCCAATGTGAAGAATGTGGCGATTGGTTCTTAACCGATGACGGTTGGAACGAATTAGAACACTGCTGTCGTGAATGCAAACCATATGCTGACCCCGACATGATGCCGGGTGGACATGATTGGTATTAAACAAAGGGAGAACAAGATGTCGGTATATAAAAGATTACACTTAATGAAATCACTTTTTAAGGCAACTATCGTATTTATGTTGCTTGCCTGCGCACTTTGCTATCAAATCGGGTATCAACGTGGATTTTCTTACGCTTCTCAAAAGGTTAGCGATGAGTTACTAGAAGTATGCGAATCACGTATCATCGAAACAGAAAACTCATGCGTAGATTAAGGGGGGCAAAGATGAAGAAATTACTTGAAATCCTTGGCATAGTTCTCGGTATCGCATGGTTATTATTAACCACCTTAAACTCATTTATTGAAACCCCGTGGTAAGCCATGACGATACTAAAAGAACTTTTAATTGTTATATTTAGCCCATTGGTAGTAATCTATGGGCTGATAAGATACATAATCGCCTTTATTAAGGGCGGAATTAAAGCAACGGAAGAAAAGGACTAGAAATGCAACCACATGAACGTAAATTGTATCTATATGACGTGCTGGCACGCCAACCGATGAGCCCAATTCCAATGAAAACCATACGGAACAGCAAGGCGGCTTTGAACGAAAAGTTCGGCACCAAGAAAAAGAACCTTGACCGCATACGTGAGTGCCTTAAATCCCTGTGTAAAATGGGTTGGATAGAGATAGAATACAAGAACTATCGTGTGTTCTCAACCAAGAAAAATAAATGGGTTGAAAGCACGTCAATCGAAAGTGTTAAGGTTTTACCTAAAAAAGAGATTGACAAGAAAGAATAGTTAAAGTATAACCAGTTATAAGTGACAGTTGCAGTGTTGCAAAGAGTTGGGTTTAACCCATAATAAGATCCCGAGAATACTGCAACTATTCTCGGGTGTTTTATTAACCAAAAGAAAGGAAAGAAAAGAAAATGAACAAGACACATGAATTTTACCCTATGATTACAGGCACATTAAAAACATTACTATCTCTAGTTGAGTTTGGTAATGAATGGCAATATATAAATATAATCATAAATTATCCAAATCACGAATTAGATGGGGAATTAGCCGCCGACCCAATGGCTTTGGCTATAATCAACGAACTTGACCGTCAATATGCACGCTGGAACAAAGGGGGTAAAAATGCCTAAACCATATCAACCTGCGGTGTTTCAACCTACTATTAGACCATCTTGGGCTGGGTCGTTTGAATATATATCATCAGAAGAATTATCACAAATACTAAAAGCAATAACAGTTTTTCCAAATGCAGATGTGCCTGATAGTGCGTTTTGGAATCAAACAGTTAAACCTGATTTAGAACAACAATATCAGAATTTTATAAATACTTGTGAAAAACGTGGTCGTGGTGCTAGAACATACTGGGGAGAACATAAGTTATCCTTATGTAATACTTATGATAACCATAAGAATACCATAAGTATAACACAAGGTAACCTTTGTAAAGATAAAGATAAGGATAAAGATAAAGATAATAAAGGGGGTGTGGGGGAAATTGACTTTGACACAATCTTTCAAGCAGGTGGGCAATTATGGACTTTACCGCCTAACTTTCGGAAACTTGCCCTGACTAAATACACCGAATCGGAAATACGTGCGTTTGAGATGACCCATTCGTGCCATGAGAACCCAGAAAATGTATGCCTGAACGATATAAAACACGAACCAAAAACAACCCGATTCGTAAAACCTACTGTGGAAGAGATTAAAGCATACTGCCGTGAACGGATGAACTTTGTAGAACCACAAAAGTTTTTTGACTATTATGAATCAAACGGTTGGAAAGTGGGTAAAAACCCAATGAAAGATTGGAAAGCCGCCGTTAGAACTTGGGAAAAAAATAACTATGGTGGTCAATCTACACCACGCATGTCCTATAAAGACATGAAAGAACTAGAAAACGATATTAAATTACAGAAATTATTAAACGGGGAATAAAAATGAACGCAAAAAACTACTTAACTCAATTACTTTTCGTGTTTGGTAAGTTATTTCAACTATCTAAACCAGAAGCAGAATACATCGAAGCGTTGTACATGGCTCTACATAACTACGGGTGGACTACTGCCGACCTTAAAAGGGTTATCAACGAACTTACACGTGATGAAAAGTATGTTGAAATATCACGATTTGGGAAATACCCAACGATAGCAGATTTTGTTCGGGTAAAACATGAACTAGACAGCAAACCTTTCTACGATGCTCTACGTGCGTATTTATCGGGCGATTGGTGGATGAAAGAAGAAATATGGGAACTTGCCACAGACGAACAGAAAATCGCCATAGAATACAACGGTGGGCTTACAAAGTTATGGGAACGTGCTACGGATTCAACGAGCAAACAAATACCTGTCTATAAACTCATTGAATCTGTGCAGAAAAGCGAACCTGTACAAGATAAGGATATGTTTTTACGCTTGCCTATGTTAGAAAAAACTGATAATATCAAGCAATTAACGGAGAACAATGATGCCTAACATAATTGAAAGTGTAGATATTCAACGGGCAATTAGAGCAGGGGCTTACAAGAAAGCCGCCCAACTCTATTCCGGCAAAAATCTTGCTCGTGGTTGGCCGAACAAACCTACGGAAAATCAAATACGTGGGGTGTTTAGAATTGGGTATTCTCAACTTGCAAAGAAACACCCACGCACTACTTGGTTGGATTTCAAAGATAAGCCGGATTGGATTTCTAAACTAGATTACTGTGCTGCTCGTGGGGGAAAACCTTTGTTACAGGAATTACTTGAAATAATACAAAACATCGGTGGCAGACCAATGGATGTCAATATGGCTCGTGTAGTTAAATACATTGGGGTTAGACCCCCTGACCCACCGTTAGAGTTTGACGATGTGTTTAATCGGGCTATTGAGTTTATGGAGAACGCAGAATGAACGTATTATCACTGTTTGACGGTGCATCGTGCGCTATGGTGTGTCTAAAACGAGCAGGCATACCGATTGAAAACTATTACGGTGCGGATATTAAGAAAGCAGCGATTCGTTGCGAAAAACTTATTGCCGAATATTACGGTGTAAATCATATCCAGTTGGGCGATGTCACAAAGATAGATTATTCACAATTACCTAAAATAGACCTGTTGTGTGCGGGCTTTCCTTGCCAAGATTACAGTGTGGTTAATTCACGGAAACAAGGGATTGACGGTAAAAACGGTCAGTTGTTTTGGGAAGTGGTGCGTGCGATTAAAGCCGTTAAACCAAAGTATATTATCTTGGAAAATGTAACAACTATCCCAGATGAAACCTTGAAAATAATACAACGAGAAACTGGTTGCTTTGAAAATCGTATTGTTGACCCAGTTGCGTTGGGGTGGGCAACCCGCAGGAAAAGATTATTCTTTACAAACTGGTTAGATTGGACAGACCAACCCGTGCCACGGAAAACACGAGAAACACTGGAAGAATTGTTAGACGATGATGCAAAATGCGTATTAAACAAAAGGTTAGGTGTTCTACCACACGAAGTTGATTTAATACCTTGTCAGTTACAACAACAAGCAAGATTAGATAAGATTGGCGCCTCTAATAGTGGCAGTGGAACGGTAATAGGTGTATTAAACCGTTCTCGTGATACAATCGTGTATTCCGATAAGGAAATTGCGACTCTCGTACAGAATCAACCTACTCGTGCAGGCGAAGGGGTGCTTGTGCTGACGAATGACCCATCAAAGACACCCTATAAACGCAAAAAGATTGAATCAGTGTTTAACGCAGGTTATACGGCTTTCCGTTGTCCTACACAAGCAGAGTTGGCACGATTCCATACATACCCAGTAGAGATTATGGAAAAATTTAGCCCTGCCCAAGCCCAATCTTTAATGGGCGATGGTTGGCATTGTGGGTCAATTCAATGGCTATTCGATAAATTGAAAGTGAAAATGGAGAACGAATAATGATGAAAAAGATTTATGAAACTTTACACATAAACGATGAGTGTTATACACCCGATTATGCAGTTCACCCGTTATTAAAATACCTAGAAAGATTTAAGGGCAAAACAATATGGTGTCCTTTTGATACCGAAGATAGCGAATATGTAAAAATCTTGACCGCTAATGGGCATAAGGTTATTTATTCGCATAAAGATTCGGGCGACAACTTTTATGATTTTGGCGATGGTTTGTTCGCGCAGGATATACCAGATTTTGATTTATTGGTATCAAACCCACCGTTTCATAATAAGGCGCAATTAGTTGAAAAAGTAATAAATCTTGGCAAACCATTCGCATTACTATTGCCCCTGACTTGGTTAAATGATTCCGCACCTTATCGGTTATTCTCACAGGGGGGGGTGGAACTTATGATATTTGATAGGCGTGTCCGTTTTAAGAACTGTGGAAACCAACCAAGTTTCGGCGTTGGATATTATTGCCGTGGGATATTACCCGAAAAAATAGTGTTTGAATCATTGAATATAGGTGGATAAAATGGATAACGCGGAAAAATGGGGTGCAATCTATAAAAAACTAAAAGAGATTGACGAGAACCGTAAATTTCGTAAAACTATTGACCCCAACCAGATTACATTAGAACAGTGTATAGCACGTAAATTAAAGGAAATGAAAAATGGCATTGATTGAACGATATTCTATGATTAAATTTCGTGAATTGGTATTAAATGGGGCAGCAAAGCATGGTTATCAAGCAATTTCTGCGTCTGCGGGGGTAGCACGCTCAACGCTTTACCGTATTATCTCTGGCGATATTACAGATGTAACTCTTAATACTGCTAGCAAAATTGCTTGCGCAATAAAAAAACTAGATTGTTTAAGAAAAAAAAGCACTTGACTTTATGTTGCTGGCACGCTACACTGTTTGTATCATAATTAGGAGTAAACAATGAAAATATATAACTTTAAGCAACATGAACTTGGGCAAGACCAAGAACTTGCAATTAAAAACGCAATAGATAATTGGGCGATAATGACCCATACAGAACGCACTGCATTTATAGATTCTATTAACGTTTATACTAACCCAGATTGGTTGGAAACACGTGCAGGAAAGTTTACGGCATCTACTGCGTGTGAGTTTTTATCTGACCCCGCTAGCAAGGTGGCGAAAGAATCGGGCGAAATTGGCGAATCAGCGAAATCATTATGTTATCGTGTTATGGCAGAACAGAACGGTTGGAGAGAACAACAAAATCCTTACATGGAATTTGCACAAGTACGCCGTGGGTTAATCTTTGAACCAACAGCCCGTAAACTAGCAGAAAAAGAATTAGGGGAAACTATAAACGAATGTGGGTTTGTAGGATCTGATACGATGTTTGGCTGTGCCCCAGATGGCTTAATTATGGATGGCGACAAGGTAAAAGCCGTAATAGAAATTAAATGCCCAGAACCAAAGGCATTTTACAAACAGTTAATGGATTGTGCAAAACGTGAGTATCAACTTCAAATGCAATTTGCCATGAATATCTGCGATTGTCCTAGGGCATTTTTCATACTCTACTGCCCAGAAGTATCGCCAAAGGTATTTATCTTGAAATACACTCGTGGAATCCAATGGCAGAACAAAATAAACGAACGCAAGAAACAGGTTGCAGATTTTATGCACCAAGTGAACGAACAAATCAACAGTGGAGAGTTTAATATCGAAACATTAGAATAACATTTATGGGGTTTCATTTAGGGTATTCAATCCGACATTCTCTCTCTTCGTTCCTATATGAACCCCACCAAGTTTTTTACGGCAGGGTTCTCCTAATTATTATTTCTAGCAAACATGTTTAGCCCTGCCACCAAGATAAAGAAAGAAAATGAAACTATGGAACAGTACTCTTAACACAGAAAGCAAGAAACATCGTGAGATGCGACTTGCAGGTCTATTGCCTAAAAAGACCTATAAAATAGCGCACACAAGCAAAAAGATGAAAAAACGAGTAATTAATTGGCGAAAAACAGCAAAAGAAAACTGTACCGTCAATGGAGTTTTGATTTGTCCTATGTGTGGCAGTTTAATTACAGGCCAGTGGGTTGCGCACCATTACAAAGAACGCAGGGGGCAATCGCATAGCGTAGAGAACGATAAATTTGTTGTTGCTTTGCACCTTTGGTGTCATAATAATATAGACCATTATAGCGATGATTTTTATACTGCAAGAAATAAAATTGAAACTACATTAAAAAAATGGGGTAAATTATGAGCAAAGCATTTCCAATAAAAGATTGTCCAGGATATTATATTACCGATTCAGGAGATTTATATTCTCGGTTAGAAAAATTTTATTACAGATTTAAGAAATTAAATCCTGCTAAAAGGAATAGCGATGACTTGTTTGAAAGACATAAAATATCTTACCAAGAAAAAAGTATTAGCAATGCAACCAATTTATTATGTGGGTGCAGGATTGAAAATACTTAATCACGGTGGAGGTTGGTGGGTTGCAAAACTAGATGGGGACAAACTGAAACTAGCCCTTGATAATTTTCTGTTATATGAAGATTACAGATGTTTTACCACAGAAAAAGAAGCAAATGATTTAATGAATAAATATAATAAATTCAAACCAGAGCCAGATATAAAAAGACCAGTGAAAAACCCGCTTGCGTCAGACCAAGTCGTGCGAACAATGAAGATTACAACACTATTACAAGAATATAAACCAGAACAAAAGGATAAGTGATGACAACCAAAGAGTGTGCCAAATGTCCGTATTTGACCCGAAAAAACAAATGCTTGTGGTGCGAGTTCCACGAAACGAACATCGGGAATATGACGAACTGTAAGTTAGCAAACGGCAAAGAAAGGGGGGCAAAATGATTGAAAAACTAAATACCAAGTATATTCATGTGGAATCCGATAGCACCGCAAAACTTGAACTTGCGAATAAAATCAACGAACTTGTAGATGCTGTCAATGGAATATTGGCTGTGCAGGAAGAATATCGTCAGGCGTACGCAGAAGATATTGTTCCTATGCTAACACCACAAAATGAAGAACCAGATTATATAACCACTACTTATACAACAGACGGGAAACAAAAAAAGTATTACGGACAAAACGGTGCTTGTGTTGAAACAGATTTTCCAATACCAGCAGGGTATGTAATAACAATCAGAGAATCAGAAACCAAAGGTGACAACAATGAGTAAAGATATTTGGCATAGTGCATTAGAAATACCTGTCTTTGACGATACGGTGGTGTTTATTGACGACCTAAATAATTGGCACACTGGTTACACACAAAGAGATAATGACGGCATTACAGACCACGATAGCGGGGAAATATACACCGAAGAAAATGTGTTGAGATGGGCATACATTAAAGACCTGCTTGCCCTTGAAACCGACTTGGAACGCACACGCAAGGCATTGGATGTCGCAACAAAATATATTGAACACACTCAAAAAGTAAGCCCGTTTTGGTTTAATAGATTAGCAAACAAAACACTAGATGAAATCAAAACAGCACTAGAACAAAAGGATAAATAATGAACGATTGGCAAGAACTTATAGGAAAAATCACTTGTGCCGACTGTTTGGATATCTTAAAACAGTTGCCAGACAAGTGTGTTGATTTGGTGCTGACAGACCCACCGTATGGGATTGACTATGGTGGACAATTAGCAAAAAACTTTACAACACAGCAGAAAGGGGAAGTTAATCCAAAAAATGGTTATAAAAACTATGGTGTCAACGAATGGGATAAAGAACGCCCATCGCAAGAAATATTCAATGAATTGTTGAGAGTAAGTAAAAATCAGATTATATGGGGGGGGGAATTATTTTGCTGACGTGTTGCCTGCGACACAAGGTTGGTTGGTTTGGAATAAAATGCAAAGAGATTTTACTTTGGCTGACGGCGAATTGGCTTGGACATCGTTTGATAAGGCGTTGCGGATTTTTGATTATTCAAGGGCTGCTGCACTGCAAGACGGAAAAATACACCCAACACAGAAACCTTTAAGGTTATTTGAGTGGTGTCTAAATCTTCGTAGCAACGAAAATGACCTTGTCCTTGATTGCTTTTCTGGTTCAGGAACAACCGCTGTCGCTTGCCATAATCTTAAACGGCGGTTCATCTGTATTGAAAAAGACCCCGAATATTGGAAAGCCAGTTGCGAACGGTTAGAAGAAGCACAAAGACAACAAACCCTATTTTAACAAAGCAGAACAAAAGGATTAAAATAATTATACTTTATTACAGTTAAAGTTTACTTTGTGGATGTAAAAGTAAACTTTTCGCAAAAACTATAATTAAAAAGGAAAGGAAATGAAATACATTGTTGATATTCTTCCATTAGCACGCAGTGTTTGCTGTATAGATTCTATCAATGAAGCACCAGATGATATTATTGAAGATTGGAACAAAACTAAAACTAATGCTATGACTTATGTCTATAACGGCGATGTATATATCGTGTTCAACAGGGCAGACAAAAAAGTCGGTGCTGGAATACTATGCCACGAAGTTTATCACGCAGTAAATAGATTGTTTGACATAATAGGATATAAAGTAGATACTACCAATGACGAAATAGGCGCATACCTTATGGAGTTTATTTACAGGGAATTATGTGATTTTGTTTTTTACCCAAACAGAGTTATGAAAAAAGCAAAGAAAGATACAAAAGATTTTGATAAAATATATCCTAGGGAGGCAAGGAAATGATTGTAAGTTATAATTTGCCGGTCTATAACCCCAAGACAGACACTTGGGAAATACGCATCAAGGTCAAAGGGCAATACGACATCTACACACAGATTGTGGAAACCGAAACAGAAAAAGCCGCACAGGAATACATACGATATGTGGACTTGGCAATTAAACAAAGGGAGAAAGGGAAATGAAAGAAACAATCCAAAGCATAATTGAGTTTGAATCTAAAAAATATGAAGGTGCAGAATTTTCATTAGTTCTTGATTTATTTCAAAATTCTGTGGAAAATTATAAAGTAGCAACAAAAAGAAAGAAACTTGAATATGTTGCAAAGACATTTATAAATGCGTGTCTTGTCGCATCAATGGATGCTTTAACAGGCGCACAGGCATTTGAAGTTTTTAATAATCTCGCTACAGATTTAGAAACTGATAAGGATACTATTGAAAAGAAAATCAATAAAATAATGAAAAAGGAAAGGAGTGAATATGACAAGAATAGGGGTAATCGCACTTGGTTTAATCTTATCAGGTTGTGCCACAGAAAAGCCAGTATCTGAAACCATAACAGAAAACGCTATAAATCAAGCCACAGCAATAGAACAAAGTTTACCGAGTGAATGTAAGTCGGCGGCGATAATCACTCAATTATCGGTGCTTAAAAGTGAAATTAAGAACATTTCCGTAGCATGTGAAACTGAAAAAGACCAAATCACAAGGGAAAAGAACTCTTGGAAACTAGGTTTTTGGGGTTTAATTATTATCATAGGGGCTTATATTGTACGTAAAATCTTAAAATAACATAAGGAAGAAAGGAGAAAGATATGTATAAATGTAAATTTTTCAGTATTCGGGAGTTGGTACACCCATCATTTTTAGGCACTAGCGAAGACATTTTATGGCGGTTATTTGATGATAGGTTGTTGAAATACGCAGACAAAATCCGTGAAAAATACGGTGCATGTACGGTAAATGCAAACGGTCTGACCGATTGTGGTTTACGTAAGATGGATTCTTCTACTGGGGCAAAGTTTTCTTCTCATAAGTTTGGTCGTGCATTAGATATTCATATTCGTTCTATCGAATTGGCTGCGGCAGAGATAAAAGACCCCGTAAAACGCAAAGAGTTTAAGTACAAAGAATACAACAAGGTTCGTGAAAACCTTATGTTGAACTACGAATTTGACGGTTTGTGCTTTGAGCAAAACAGCAAAGAGTATCCCAAGGGAATAACTTGGTTGCACATTTCCGTTGAGAATAGAGAAAAAAGATTATTTAACGCATAATGATTAAAATAGAAAACTTTATTGTAGAACCTAATTCTGAACTACCTGATTGGTGGAAAGGTGGGAACAGGGTCAGAATTATTAGTAAAGACGGTACATCGTTCTTTATTTATCATAATGACGACCCTGAAAAAGCACATGCTGAAATTCAACCAGACAAAACATTAGACATCAAAGGGAAATCCAAAAGCCACTTGCGCTGTCCGCCAGATGGCTGGTATGACGTTCTCCAACACAGCCCTGTTTGTGTTAGAATAATATTCAACCGTGGGCTAGATGTGTCGCCAGAAGAAGATATTGAAGAACAAGACATAGATCCACGTACCGCATCGGTATACGACATGAATTACTGGTTCTTTAAGCAAGCCCAACGTGCCTTAAAAGATAAAGCGATTCCACGTGGGTTTCAAGAAGCAATTAAGGTTATGCGTGATTCCTATGACGAAATGAGATTAGAAAGGAAAGGAATTACACAACGTAAAATGGAAACAAGAGAAATTGTGGTAGAAGACGATGACGAAGATTAAACTTAAACTTTTTGATTATTGTATGGGTATCAGCGATAAACTATTGGCAATTTTACCAGATGCTGTACGTTGGTTATATAATAAGAAAAACGGGCTACCAAATCCCTTAAAAGGCGGGGTTTATATGGTAGAAGGGGGACGTGGAGCCGGTAAATCGCAGGCTGTGGCGCGTATGGTGTTTCAACTGTTAGAATGCGGGTATGCGGAATCAGCAACAGTAGGTATAATAACAGAAAGTGCTTTGGATGAAAGTATTGTTAGCCTTTTTGATGATGTTTTTGATGCGCAGATAGACGAAACAGAATCTAAATCTAAATACAGAAAACTAAAATCTGGGCAGGAAATCTTTTTCAAAGGGTTCCACCCAAGCAAAAAAACGGCACTAAAAGGTACCGAACGAGCAACAGAAATCCTGTTCATAGATGAATGTGAATGGAATTCTATTGACGCGGCGGCAAAAACATTAAATACCTATATTAGGTCGGGCGGCATCATACTGCTCGTTTCTAATAGGTTTTCTTCCGATATTAAAGTTTGGGGAAAATCTGTTGGTGCGAAATATATACGAGTAGATTACTGGGAAAACCCACACTTGGATGAGCGCACTAGACAAACATGGGACGATTTGCGCGAAAATGATTATGAATTGTGGAAAGCAACTATTTTATACCAAGGCGAAGCAGATGATTATGTTAGATTATTTAATAATATAACAATAGACCGTATGTTAGATGAAAACATACCCCCTGTTGGTACACCACTTGTAAAAGCATTATCACAAGATTTTGCTATCGGCGGACAAGATAACAACGTCCGTGTTGCTGGAATAAAAGATAATAATGGTATATATCATTTATATGTTCATAAAGGAGATACTTTTTCCACAGAACGTCTTCTAACAGCAATAATGCAAGAAAAACAAGAATTCAAACCTGATATATTTATAGGGGATGCTGTTGGACAGGGGTTACCAATTATGCAGATGATTGGTATAGAAAGCCCCACGAACATTTATTTTAGGGGTGGTGCGGAACCACATTTAGAAGGATATTTTAACTTACGAGCATCTGCGTTTGGCCGTGTAAAAGAATTAGCCGATAAACATCTTATAGCACTGCATTGTGACCCAATTGTTCAAGACAAAATAAGAGAAGACGCCAAGTCGATTATTCTTGCAACCGAAGATAATAAAGGTAATATAAAGATACTTCCAAAAGAAAGAATTCGCAAGATTCTTGGGCGCTCGCCTGATTACATGGACGCATTATCCATGTGCGTATATGCCCTAGATTCAGGCGGAATATATGCAGACACAAACACCCCAAATGGGAGCAGAATAGGTTCGTATGAAAATTCATGGTTTGATTGGTAAAAAAGGATTAAAAATGAGTAAAGCGTTTAGAATTAAAAAACATCCAGATTATTATATTACTGGCACAGGAGATGTTTATTCACGCCGTATTAGCAAAATACGCAACCCGAATGGTCGTATAGTAAAAATGCATCCAGTTGTTGATAAGTCTGGTTATGCCCATGTTCTTTTTGCAGACGACTACCCCAAAAAGCATTATGTTCACCGTTTGGTTGCCGAAACATTTATACCTAATCCAGAAAACAAACCACAGGTCAACCATAAAAATGGAATTAGAAACGATAATAGAGTAGAAAATTTAGAGTTTTGCACAAATTCAGAAAACCAACTTCACGCATATAAGGTTCTAGGGAAGAAAGGTGCAGCATTAGGTAAGTTTGGGAAAGACCATAATCGTTCAATACTTATAGTTCAGATTAAAGATGGCGTGGTAATTGCTGAATTTTGGGGTGCAAGAGAAGCAGAAAGAGCAACTGGCATAAAAAGTTCGTATATCAACGCGTGTTGTTGCGGCATTCAAAAGTCCGCTGGTGGTTTCCAGTGGACTTATAAGGATAATAATGATAAAGTTTAACTGTGTGCAAAACAACTAACCAAAAGGAGTAAAAATGAGTGACAACGACATTCAAGATACACAGGAAGTGCCCCAACAGGGCAAATCTGATATGGAAGCGTTTTTAGAAACGTTTGATGACGATTCTATTAAAAGGGCTTTTAAGGAAACTCTGAACGATGCTGGCGAGTTTGACCGTAATAAGGTTAAGAATCTTGCTGGGCGTATGATTTCAGACCGCAGGGCGTTATCTAAAATAAAAAACATGCCCGAAAGTGTGGAAAAGTTTAAGGAAAATTATAAACCTAACGATAAGTTTGCACCGTTGTTTGACGAAAGCAACGAGAAAGGGGCAAAAATTCGTGATATGTTTAACAAGTTAGACGAATTATGCTACTCAAATACTATCGGGGAAGACAAGAATAGTGTTATTAAAAACTTCTTGTTAGACACTTTCGCATCAAATGGAATCATAGATACCAAGAGTGCAGAAGAGAAAGA